TCCGACTCATCGACTGAGGAAGAAGATCCCACTAATAAGGGTAAACAACCTGTGATAAAGCATGGGTCCACTGTTGTGAAGAAGTCCCCAGTTTCTCAGACAGTGCCCAAGGTCATGAAGAAGAAGACAGAGAATACCACGTCCTCTAAGTCAGCACCAGTTGCTGAAAAGAAGGATAGGAAATCTTCGTCAAAAACTGTTTTACCCAAAGTTACTCCTATGGTCAAGAAGTCTTCACTTAAGGAAGCTGAAGAAGTAATTGGCCAGTCGCTGAGTCGCATGGCAACCACCCGAGAGTTCATTCGCAGCACCATGGTCCCTAAAGTAAACGAGTATGAAATATCTTTTACGCGTTTTCTGAGGGAAGAACAAAGGTGGCAAGATGTTCTGTTAGGAAATAAGCCCCAGGCAGTCAGTATGAGAGCCGAATATGAAGTTACAGCGGAGCAGTTGAAGGAACTCCGCAAAGTTCATTTGCAAGGAAGCACAGACGATAAAGCCTTGGATCTCATTACTCGGAGGAAAATTAGAGCGTTTATTCCATGTGAAGATGCAGACGACAATTCTGCGTACCATACAGCAGTACTCAGTACAGGAGAAAACTACTACAATTTTGTAGCCATAGACCTGAGTTCTGTGGCAGGAGAATGCTCAGCAAGAAAGAGCTCTGTGGGTCCTTTGTGGGTAATTTCCCGCGATGCTGATACGGATAAACATATTGTGAATATGCATTTCTGGCTTAGAATAGGACTTTGCATTCAATTTGCGATAACAGCTGTTATGGTTTATGCGATGCTTAAATTTGTCTGGTTTATCATTGCGTCAGTTTTTAGGGCATTAAGTTCCGCCTTCGCCTTCTTTGGCGAAAAGAAAAGTGATTCTACACTAGTCGGAGACGAAGAAGTCGAAGTTCAGGCTTATGGACTCTATGAGAAAGACGGAGAAGTTCACAAAGTCAGAGAGAATCGCTTGAGCAAGGCACGCATTTGTACTGAGTGCAAGACGCGCAACCTTGTTAAGTCGAAACACTGCCATAATTGCGGTACAGATGTCACGCAAGTGGAACCTCAAGGCAAACTTACATCATTCTCGCCCGTCGCAGAGATAGACAGGAAAGTTGTGAATAACATATACAAGTTCTCAGTCAGAAGAGGCACGTACATCTCGGAAGACCATATACTTATGGCCAACTTGAGACAGGGATTTGTAGCGGCTCATAGTGTTGCGAATTGGGAAGAAGTGTCCGAAATTGTCATTCATAAGTATGGAGGCACTTCCTACGTCTTTGATGTTTCCAATGTGACCGTAGACCTGTATTCGGGAGAACACACGGCTGTGATAACCCTTAAGTCACGTACGATCCCAAATGTGCGCGATATTTCTAAGCATATACCTTCGCATGCTGTAATACAGGAGATGAACAGCGTTGTGTGGAGGAGAGAGATACGTATGATAGAAGGAGAGCCGACCCGTATCAACGTGGAAGGAACCGTCGTGTGTGCCACTTATGGTCGTTCCTATAATTCCGTAGATGGAAAATTCGAAATTGACCACGGAGTACTTACGTCTATAACGGACAATTATGCAGGCCTGTGTGGTGCCCCTTATTTCGGGTTTAACATGCAGAAAAAGGCCTATCAAGTTATGTACATTCATGTAGCCAGGACGGCCACAGGCAACTCACTTTTGAGTTGCATAGCAAGAGATATGTTACCTCCCATACATGGTACGATTGTGGAAAACCAGAATTTCACCTACAAGGCTTCTGACGCGTATTTCCCTAAAGGGACTACTCCTATTGGCAGATTGGAGAGACCTCTTACTGTGGCGAATAGTACCGACTATGAGGAGTCAATGCTAAGGGTTGTCAAAGAAGGGGAAGAAGTCGAGACTCATTTCCCATTGCAGGGAGTACCAGCCATGACAGCTTTCTGGAAGTCCATGCGATTTAAGTATAAGGAAAGTAGGCCCGCTCCAGAGGGTATGCTCAATTTTATATCCAACAATATAAATAAGTTAATTCCTAATTTCAGAGTCAACATTAACCATCGTTGTCGGAGACTTAGTATTGAAGAAGCCGTTTTCGGAAATGATGTATTAAGTCCCATCGACCTCACCACAAGTACAGGTCCTACCCTTCAATGCATGCGAATATTTGACCGGGGAAGTCTCATACGCAAAGAGGACAGGTACATATCGCCTTTACTTATAACTATGGTCGAACAATTGCAAGCCAAGTACCATGAAGGTAAATGGGAGGAGTTCTATGCATCCTTAGCACTAAAGGATGAGCCTCTTCCCCACAAAAAAGACGTTAAACGCGTCTTTACTATATTTGACCTTCACGTTCTCATATTTATGCGAATAGAGTTAGGCGACTTGTTCCAAGAGCAGTTATTGCATCATAATGAGACCTCCTGTGCTATAGGCATTAATCCACATAGCATTGAATGGGCTGTATTAAGAGAGCGAATGTTAAGATATCCTAATTTTCTTATGAGTGATTTCAGTAAATTGGATGTCACCATCACGGAGTGGATGTTTATGTTGCTTGGTCGTTACGTGAACAAAATATACGGTTACAAACCTGGTACAGAGGATTATACTTGCGTCGAAGGCATTTTCGCTGCCGTGTGCGCACCCAGTCTAATTGTAGGAGAGCACGTATTTACTGGTGTTTTTAATGCTTCTGGCTGGTTGTTGACGCTATTCACTAACGATTTTGTCGGGCAAGTCACTCATGGTTTCATAATGAGTGCCATTGCGATAGACAACAATCTCTCCCCTTTTGAATTTCAGGACCATATGTACCTCGTTTCGTATGGAGATGATATGTTGAAGTCCTTTTCTAGCTTTGCTAGACAGTACATTAGTCCCGAATTGCTAGCACAGGCAATGAAGGAGTATTTCGGTTTATTTCTTACAGGAATTGACAAGAAAGATGCCGGAAGTTGGACTACGGACGCCAGCACCCTTCAGTTCATAGGAAGGGGCTTTGCCTGTAAGAAAGGCATAGTCATGGCACCCCTACAGGGTTCTAGTATGATGAAAATGATGGACTGGGTCAGGAAAAGTAAGACCGTTTCTTTGCACACTGTCTACCAATCCATCATTTATTCGCTTATGTACGAAAGTATCCCTCATGGGAAGCAAGCCTACGAATCGCTGGAAGAAAAATTAAGACCCATAGCAGCTGAGTATAATTTCAAGTTCAATTATGAAAATTACGATGACGCTTACAACCAGTACGTAGATGCCTACTTGTGCAAACCGGGCAGGGAAATTTCTGCCCAACAAATGTTACACAGTCGTGGGGGACTTAAAACCCAAATGGTGGAAGCCTAGGTGCACGTGCCTTTCGCGTGAAACTTTGTCATACATTTAGGTTCAATGTATGGCTAAAAAGTAACCGGACCTGCTAGTACACAAACACATAGCAACAAAAGTCTACCTCTTGATACAGAGAGTGGAGCCTCATTTGAGGAGAGAGCGGAAACAGCTCAAGTATCAACTCAGGAATTTACATCGGTCTCTTTTACAGAGCCTGTCTCCTTGGAAGACCTTAATTCTTCACGCGTAGTGAATAAAATTAATAGCTTCCCTGAACAGTTTCCTCAGAACATAGCAGGCAGACGGCGTCTGTTCTCCTCCGGGACTATGAGTGACGGAGGAGGAATTCCTATTCCTATAACTTTTAACGTGAACCAGACCATTAAAAACGACGCTCGTTTTAACGAAATTTTGCGTTATTTCAAAGGTATCAGGTATGACATTAAATTTACGGTTGTCATAAGAGCAGCAGCTGGTACATACGGGGCCTATATAGCTGGCTATCAGTATGGTCCAGGCGACGCTTCTTTTGATGCGCTAATGTCCAGCGATGTGTGGATAGCTGACATCGCAACGACAGAAGCCATAGAATTTACTGTCCCCTACAGGTATACACACAATTTTCTTTTGGCGGAAACCCTCAAGGACATCGATTATGCGAGGGTTTTTATTGCAAACGTATTATCACGTTCTTTAGAAGGAGGTACGTCAGACGTTTCCTACCAGATGTATTACGCACTTGAAAACGTTGATGGGGCCATTCCGACTTCTGACAATTTAGTCTACCCTCAGTCGTCTTTCCATAAGACAGGAATGGGCGGAACTTGGGTTTCTCAGGCGCAAGCCGTTAACACACTTGGTGTGGTCGGGGGTGCAGTTCTCGATTCGCTATACGGAACCGATTTCACCTCATTACGCCAAACGCCTACCGTGAATGCTTACCATCCCACTCCTTCTGACTTGACTGACTCTGGTCCACCCTCAGAATCTCTTGAGTCAGGGGCTAAGGCAGAATCCAAAAGTGGTAAGTCAAAAGGCATACGCCAAGCTTTCTTTGGAGACATGTCTACTTTGACGCCCGAGTATGGAGTACCTTCTTTAGGAGAAGAGGAATACCCACAAGCAGTGTTCCACCCAAAGAGCATGCTTATGAGCAATAATATGACCATTAAAGACATAGGCATGTTACCTGGTTTGTACGGTGGAGGACTATTCACTAACAGTACTCCACCGGGGGAGCAGCTTGTATTACGTTTACAACTGGGAGGCGAACGTGGAATTGCTACCAGGTACGCGCGTAGCGCGGCTTCGTATTTTGCAAGGTACGCGAGGTATTGGAGAGGTCACCACAAGTTAATATTTCATTTCTTTACCAGCCCTTTAATAGCAGCGAGGTTCAAGCTAACTGTTAATTACAGCGTAGACCCCAAATCTGGTGCTTTTACAGGAGGAAATGGCTATGAGGCCCCTACCGATGTCTTCCTTGTGAAGGGGTCGACAGCCAAAAGTTATTCGTTTCCCTTTATGAGTAGTCATGCCGTAATTCCCGTTCAGGAGCAATATGCTTGCGTTACATTGGAATTATTAGATGCACCAACCACCTTTTCAGCAGTAGAGACCTCCGTGTACGTTTTAATTACACATTCTGTGGATGACTTAGAATTGTACAGTCTGCAACATGGACTATCAACAGAAACAGTCGTCCCTCAGTCTAGTCTGCGACATATGCACAGAGTGCCAGCGGAACATGACTTCGGAGGAAGGAAGAATTATACCAGCGTTAATATGCCCAAGATACATACGGTCTTGGAAATAATGCGCAGGTATGATGACAACCCGAACCCAATACTGTCGATAGATACCATGACAACGAATGTGGGAGGTTCAAGCCAATTTTACAATATATATTCTAATTTGGTGACGGCTTCCTTACCATTTGCGTACATTTCAGGAAGTGTAGAAAATCGTTTGTATTACGACACAGCCACTACGTCCCTTAAGC